TAACAAGGCGGGCGCTTTTGCAGATACAACCACTGACCAAGGGAAGGAGGAAGAAGCCAATGAGTCAGACGAAGAAGTTCTGGGCGTGGAAGAACCAGGTGGACGAAGGCGGAACCGAGGCAAGGGTGCTTGAACTGTACGGCACGATTGCCGAGGAGAGCTGGTTCGATGATGACATCACGCCCGCGCAGTTCCGTGAGGAGCTGTTTGCCGGGAGCGGTCCCGTGACCGTGTGGATCAACTCGCCCGGCGGAGACTGCATTGCGGCAAGCCAGATATACACCATGCTGATGGATTACAAGGATGACGTGACCGTCAAAATTGACGGCATCGCGGCGTCTGCGGCGTCCGTCATCGCAATGGCGGGAACCGAGGTGCTGATGGCTCCCACGGCGCTGATGATGATCCACAATCCCGCGACCATCGCCATGGGCGACCATGAGGACATGCAGAAAGCCATCGAGATGCTGGACGAGGTCAAGGAGAGCATCATCAATGCCTACGAGATCAAGACCAGCCTGTCGAGGGCAAAGCTGTCGCACCTCATGGATGCGGAAACCTGGATGAACGCAAACAAGGCTGTGGAGCTGGGCTTTGCGGACGGCATTCTCGAAGATGAGAAGGCCGCTGACATTGCCGTACCCGCCTATGCGTTTTCCAGAAAGACCGTACAGGCGGCACTGATGAACAAAATCAGCGCAAGGACAAAACCCGTGCAGAAAGCCGATATCCCGGCAGATGCGCAGACGGACACACCGGCGGGACGTTCGGTCGATGAACTGAAAGCCCGCCTCAACACTATCAAAAACTTTATTTAACGGTAAATCATCATGACTATTATCGAAATGCGTGAGAAGAGAGCAAAGCTGTGGAACACGATGGAGGGCTTCCTCGATACCCACAGGAACGACAAGGGTGTGCTGTCCGCAGAGGATGACGCCACCTATTCCGCTATGGAGCAGGATCTGAACGACATGTCCAACGAGATCCGCCGCATGGAGCGCAGGGATGCCATCGAGGCGGAACTGAACAAGCCCGTGGGCAAGCCGCTCACCGGCATGCCTGAGAAGCCCGGTAATACCGAGGAGAAGAAGGGTCGTGCGTCCAATGCCTATAAGGAGGACTTCGGCAGGCACCTTCGCGGAAAGGCTCCCATCCACAACGTGCTTTCTGAAAGCACCGACGCGGACGGCGGCTACCTTGTGCCGGAGGAGTTCGAGCGTGACATCGTGACCGGGCTTGACGCAGTGAACGTGGTTCGTTCCATTGCCAAGGTCATCACGACTCAGAATGACAGGAAGATCCCGATTTCCGTTGGCCATTCGGTAGCCAACTGGACTGCTGAGAATGCAGCTTTCACCGAGAGCAATCCCACCTTCGGCCAGAAGGAGATCGACGCCTATAAGCTCACCGACCTTATCCGCATCAGCGTGGAGCTCCTGCAGGATGCGGCGTTCCCTCTTGAGGAGTATATCGCCAATGAGTTCGCCAGAGCGTTCGGTGCTGCCGAGGAAGAGGCGTTCTGCGTGGGCAACGGCACGGGGCGTCCTACGGGCATCTTTACCGCCAACGGCGGCACAGTCGGCGTGACCGCTGCGGCAAACAACGCCATCACTGCGGATGAGCTTATCAACCTTGTGTATGCGCTCAAGGCTCCGTACCGTAGGAACGCAAAGTTCCTCATGAACGATGCGACCATCTCTGCCATCCGCAAGCTGAAGGACGGCAACGGTGTCTATCTGTGGCAGCCTTCCCTCCAGGCGGGAGAGCCTGACAAGCTGCTCGGATACGACCTTTACACCTCGCCTTATGCTCCGACTATGGCGGCGGGCGCGTATACCGTGGCATTCGGCGACTTCCAGAACTACTGGATCGGCGACCGTGCGGGCAGAACTGTTCAGCGTCTGAACGAACTTTACGCTACCAACGGCCAGATCGGCTATGTGGCAACGGAGCGCGTGGACGGCAAGGTCATCCTCGCCGAGGGCATCCAGCTTCTGAAGATGAAGGCATAAGGAGGACGAGTCTATGAGCGAGTATAACGCAAAAAACTATACCGAACAGGGTGGCGATGTCACTCACATCGGCGGGAAACTGATCATCGAGGAAGGAGCCTCTGTGGAGGGGCTCCTTTCCACGCCTGCGGAAAACCAGTCAGACAGCGAGGCAACGACCGTGGCCGCTTTGAAAGAGGACTTCAACGGTCTGCTGGCAAAGCTGAAGACTGCAGGGCTTATGGCTGCGGACGAATCGTAACCGGGTAACCATGCCGTCCGTAGGAGTAGTCCTGCGGGCGGCTTTTATGAAGGGAGTGAGACTATGGCAATTATCACGCTTGATGAGGCAAGAACCTATCTTCGTGTGGACTATTCCGAGGAGGATGACCTTATCACAAATTTTATATCTACGGCGGAGAAGCTGGTGCAGGATATGTCACGGCTCTCCGATGACGACTGGAATGATGCCGATGAGGATACCTCTGCGCGTGTGCGGATCGCAGTCCTCTATACGGTCGCGTATCTCTATGAACACCGTGAGGAGGCAGACCACAGCGCGTTGAACCTGACGCTCCGTTCCCTTCTGTTCGGCATAAGGGAGGTGGGATTCTGATGAACATTGCAGCTATGCGCGTGAAGGTGACTTTTCAGAAGAATGAGGTCGTATCGGATAAATACGGCAACCGCAAAAACATCTGGACGGACTATTTTTCCTGCTATGCGACTGCAGGCTCCAACAATGCGGTAAGCGGTACGGGCACTGGCTCCGAAAGCACGGGCGTTGTTATCCGCTCCGAAGAGTCCCTTTCCTTTACCTGCAGGTGGTGCGCGGCTTTGGTGGCGGTCACTTCCACGGGATACCGCATTCTATGCGAGGGCAAGACCTACAACATCATCTATGTGAATCCGATGGGCTTCAAGCATAACAGCATCAAGTTTTCCTGCGAACTGGAGACGAAATCATGAGCCGCCGGGTATCCGTGGACGGCATGGCGGACGCCATCATGGAGGAACTGACGGGTACGCAAGGACATCCAGGGCTCCGCTCCGTCACGCACGGGAAAATACAAGAAATCGTGGTCGGTAAAGACCGTGAAGGAATCCTCGGAAACCATCGACCTGGTGGTGCATTCGAAAAACCGCTATCAGATAGCGCACCTTCTGGAACACGGCCACGCCAAGCGCGGCGGAGGACGGGTGGCGGCAAGACCGCATATCGCTCCCGCCGAACAGGCAGGAAACGAAAAGCTGGTAAAGACCATCGAGCAGAAGCTGAAAGGATGATGCCTATGACACACGAAGAAATAGTAACCATGCTGGAGGAGGCAAATCTTCCTCTTGCCTATGACCATTTTGCGGAGGGAGAAAGTCCCGATCCGCCTTTTTTGATCTTCGTCTTTCCGGGGACTGACAACATGTTCGCTGACAACAGGGTGTGGCAGAAGATCAACCAGCTGAACATCGAACTGTACACGGACGAAAAGGCACCGGAAACGGAAGAAAGAATCGAGGACATTCTGGACTCCTACGAGATTCCCTATGAGAAGTCGGAGTACTGGATCGAATCGGAAAAGATGTATGAAGTGCTTTATCAAACAGAAATTTTAGGAGGTAACTGACTATGGCAACGAAAAAGAACAAAGTCAAGTTCGGTCTGAAGAACTGCCATTACGCCCTGGTCACGCTTGCGGATGACGGTACTGCTACATTCGGCACGCCTGTAGCTATGCCGGGTGCAGTATCCCTTTCGCTTGACGCAGAGGGAGAAAACGAGCCGTTCTACGCCGACGATTCCGTGTACTACATGGTGTCCGACAACAACGGCTATTCCGGCGACCTGGAGCTTGCGCTTATCCCGGAGAGCTTTCTTACGGACATCATGCACGAGACCGAGGACAGCAACGGCGTTCTCTATGAGAACAAGGACGTGGAGCCGGAGCATTTTGCTCTGCTCTTTGAGTTCACGGGCGACCAGAGGAAAATCCGCCACTGTATGTATTACTGCTCGGCGAGCCGTCCTTCCGTATCGGGCAATACCCGCGAGGATTCTACTGAGGTGCAGACGGAAACGCTCTCGCTCACCGTTTCTCCTCTGCCGAGCGGACTGGTGAAGGTCAAGACCGGGACGAACACCACGGCGGCAGTCTATGACGCATGGTACAACTCGGTATACGAGATTTCGACCGAAAGCAGCGGTGAGTAAGGAGGGCTGAATCATGGCAGTAACAAAAACAATCGCCGTTGACGGCAAAGATGTCACGTTCCGTGCATCCGCCGCCATTCCTCGGCTTTACAGGAATAAGTTCCGCAGGGACATTTACCGTGACCTGAACGAACTTCAGAAGGGCATCGATGAGAACAGTGCCGGGGAATCCAACCTCGACACTTTTTCTTTGGAGCTTTTCGAGAATATCGCATGGCTCATGGCAAGGCATGCTGACGCTGCCGTTCCCGACTCTCCCGAAGAGTGGCTGGACGGCTTCAACACTTTTTCCATCTACGAGGTGCTTCCGCAGATCATCGAACTGTGGGGCATCAACACGCAGCAGCAGGTCGAGTCTAAAAAAAACGTCCCGCCACGGAAAGGGAGATGACAACGCCGCTGTTCCTGCTCCGGTGTGTGCAGATCGGGCTTTCCATCTCGGAACTTGATCTGCTCACCATCGGGACGGTGAACGATATGTATGCGGAAATGTCAAATGATGACTGGGATTACGCGCAGGTCGCTACCCAGGAGCAGATGGACAGATTTTAACGAAGGGAGGCAGGACGCATGGCTGACAGAATTAAGGGCATAACAGTCGAGATCGGAAAGTCCACGCAGACACAGCTGAAGGATGTAAACAAGCTACTGAAACTTGATCCTACGAATACAACGCTCCTTCAGCAGAAACAGCAGTTACTCAAGACCGCTATTTCCGAAACCAAAGACAAGCTGACGCAGCTGAAATCCGTGCAGGATCAGATGGACGAGGGGTTGAAGAACGGCACGGTCACACAGCAGCAGTATGATGCCTGGCAGAGGGAGATCGTAGAGACTGAGAACGAACTGAAGAACCTGCAGAAAGAACTGGATAATTCCTCCACGGCAATGACGAAAATGACTGCCGCCGGTGAGAAACTCCAGTCTGTTGGCGATACCATTTCCGGCGTGGGAAAGAAGATGCTGCCCGTGACCGCAGGTATCACTGCGCTCGGAACGGCGGCTGTCACCACGGCGGCGAACTTTGAATCGTCCATGTCGCAGGTGCAGGCTACGATGGGCATCACCAAGGACTCCATGTCCGAAGTGGACGGGCAGTCTGTCAATACGATGGATACCCTTACCGCTCTTGCCAAAGAGATGGGTGAAACCACGGCATTCTCTGCTACGGAGTGCGCCGAGGCATTAAACTACCTCGCACTTGCAGGCTATGACACACAGGAAATGGTGGACACGCTACCCACCGTTCTGAACCTTGCCGCTGCGGGCGGTATGGAACTTGCCACGGCGTCGGATATGGTAACGGACGCCATGTCCGCTCTCGGCATGGAGACTTCCGATGCGGACGTCATGGTCGACCAGATGGCAAAGACCGCATCCAGCACTAATACCTCCGTAGAGCAGCTTGGCGAGGGCATCCTTAAGATCGGCGCGACAGCAAGGAGCGTAAAAGGCGGTACGGCGGAACTGAACACGGCGCTCGGTATCCTTGCCAACAACGGCATCAAGGGAGCCGAGGGCGGCACACACCTCCGTAACGTCATCCTCTCTTTGCAGGAAGGCTGTGAGAACGGCGCAATTGCTGTGGGCGATATGTCCGTCCAGGTCTACGATGCCGAGGGAAATATGCGTTCTCTGAACGACATCCTTGGCGACATGAACACGGCGATGGACGGCATGACCGCCGAAGAGAAAAACAACATCATCAGCAAGATTTTCAATAAGACCGACCTTGCGTCCGTCAATGCGCTCCTCGCCAACACGGGTGATACATGGGATGATTTGCAGAATTCCATCACCAATTCCGCAGGGGCGGCGCAGCAGATGGCGGACACACAGCTTGACAACCTGCAGGGACAGCTGACGCTTTTGAAATCTGCCCTGGAGG